ACCATAATACATGCACCTGAACGTATCCAACTACGGTGCTAGTTGGAATAATACAAAAAGTCACGTTATATACAATTTGGGAAAGTCTAATCTTGGGTTCCAATCCAAGAGTTCTTAAGGTCCACAAGGTCGACGAAGCCTAGGGACCTGCATTTTGATCAAAGATATCCAACCATCTTGCAAACCATGTCACGGTAAGTAGCATAATCGCAAGTAATTGGATGCCAATTTGTTCCCATATCCTCATGGAATCGCAAAAGTTTTCTCAAATTGTGAGTAAAACAATCCTCTCCATGCAAGGTAAGTTCACGAACGGCAAATTCAGCATTTGAACAGAGAATGTTGATACGATCCTTTTGTTTCGTCCAACAAGTGGTTTCAAGAATCACTTGTAGATCAAGGGGCATGACAAACTTATTAAAAAGCTTATCATGGTTCTTGAGTGACCGTTTCAAAAACGTGACGTCCCAGAGATTTCTCAATCCTGAAGTGTGCTCGGTTTTCTTGTCGTTTGTGTAAGTAAGTCCCATTTCTCTCATGAAAACTGAGATTTTTGACTCCGTGAACAATGATTCAACATCCTGTGTAACCGAGAAGAGGTTGTCATCGCCAAGTACAATAACGTAGACATGATTTTTGAAAGCAGGCAACATGGAAAGATCATTATCATGCGAACGCACCCAGCAATAACGAAAGGCAAGCAAATTGTAAAGACAGTTTATAACGCTGGTCAAGGGATGTCCACTGGGTAGGCTAGTTCGCCATTCTCTTATTGAATCCCTCCACATGTGAACTGAATTGGAAACTGTTTTCCAAAGTGTGCGACGTACGACCCTGTCCTCACTGGGACATTCACCGTACCACTTTTCAATCATTTCGTAGAGGATCCAATGGACCTGTTCGACTTCTGAACGGTCAAATCCACTGTAATCTCCTGCACCGAAACGGTGGGAATCCGGATCTTTTGCTTTCAACAACAAGCTGTGAACAATTGCGTCAACGTCGTCACCATAGGGATTGACGCCCATGGCACATCCGTTCAGGATCTTGTTACTGTTCAAAAACTCCATGAATGCTCCAAAATACATTCTGAAAGCAATAGTGGAGTGTATTGGGGCAGCACTGATCAAACGGGTTGTTTTTGAATCCACCTTGGCAATAGGACGTCGCTCATCCTTCAGGTGGTCCTGGACAACAATCGGAACCAGCAAACCATCTGCTGCCGTGTCAATGGTACGTTGAACAATCTCAAGTAATTCTTCACCATGCTCTGTAAATTCACCGTCTTTGAAGTACTTTGTTTTACCAGCAAATCCCAATGTATTGAATGGGAAACCAGCTGAAGTAGTGGCGGAGATAGATGTAAAATCTGAATCCGGAATGCCAAAAACAGCTTCTTCAAAGGTGAAAATTCTGGGCTTGAAAGGCCGTGAAGATGTGTTCAAATCACTCAACAATTGGTTTGAGCATGAAATCAAAATATCCATGGATGCTGAAAAAGGGACATCAACATATTTCGCCATGGCAATATCGTAAGCCTCACTAGTAAGATTCGCCGGAGCGGTCAAAATAGTACAGGGCTTAAAATTTGATTCTGCCTGAACAATGTTGGTGCGACGGTTTGTAGAGTGTCCTGGTTTAACAATTTCCAGACTCCTCTTGGTTGGTACTTTAGGAACTTTTCCAACCATCTTGTCCATGACACCTTCAAGCATTTCACGAGTGATGAAACACCCAAGACCATACCTACTGTTGCCAGCAGCATGCATCGACAAGATTTTTCCACCGAATTTCTCAGTTCCAATGGTCAACAAACCACAGTCGCCCGGTTCAGTTGGTATGAAATACCGTAACATTTGTTTGAAACTCAATGGACCCGATTTGGAATTCGCAGTATGATGGTGGACAGGATCCGCACCTTGAAAGTAACTCTCTGTTGTCTCACGAACAAAACTCCCACTCATCTTATACATGACGTTGAAAGATATAATGCCCTTCTCTTCATCAGAGATAAAATGTTGGGTAAGTTTGGGTTTATCACGGCAGGGTAGCGTGAAAATAAGACAATCTTGTGAATACAAATCGTCGTTCGCATTCGATGTGAGTTGCTCGAATTTCACGACAATTTGGTTCTCAGGATCATTTCCGCCCTCAGGTATAACCTTCGTGAATATGACATTGGTGGCCAGAATTTCATCCGAAGTATAGCCATTTGCGTGATGTGCCGCATGTATCTCGTGAACAAAATGATTGGGCATCATAAAGAATTTGGCACCCAAAGAGATGGCATAACCAGCCTTTGAAGAACAATTGTCAGTGGTGACAACATAATAATGTTTCCTCACCTGACCCACACCAACATTGATCTGTTCATGATTCATTTGAGTGTCAGAATGCCCTTTCGGAAGATCACTCAATCTTGGTGCACGTTGGTACTTTTGCGAAATAGGAGCAGCATTTCTTCCATCGACAGAAGACTGGAAAAACTCATCAACTTCCTCAACGGAAAAGGTTTTGGTTGCCATAGTTATGACAGTCACAACTGTAATCACGGTAGAGATAGTGGTTGCATGTTTCCACAAAAATGCGACAAATTGTTGTAAACGGATGAAGTTCACATTTTGTACAGCATTGGCAGAAGCCGTCAAAAACTCATGTTCAGTGGCGAACGCATATGGGTTCAAAACAGGCATGAACTTCGCCCTCCAAAAGTCATCACCAAGCTCTTGGATTATAGCCCATTTCTTGGGATGACATGTTAGGATCTCATAAGCGCCCTTTTTGATCAAAAACGTGTAAACGTCACCACACTCCCATGAAAGACCGGTGATTCGATTGTATATCTCTGTCACTTCCTTAACTCTTTCCATGCACTCCGGACCCTCAGGACCAGTAGCAGTATCATACTTCTCCTCTTCTTCTTCTTTCAAGAAATCCTCAAGTGAGAAGTTTTCAACATTTATAGTCTTGAGGTTCTTCTGAGAGTATTCCTCCATGATTTTACGCTTCTCTTGATGTGCTTTATGACGAGCAACAAGAAGATGGCATATAGCATCAAAGGAATGTATCCGACCCGTATCTTTGACAAAGCCAAACCGATCGGACTCCTGTTCATGAAAGTTCCAGTGTTGGGGGTTAAGTTCTTGGCCTTCGACAACCCTGTATTTGCCTTCTTTGTCAGCGTATTCTGGTTTCACTGTAACACGATATTGGATATGAAATCTCCTTGACAAAGCTCCAGGATCATTTATAGTCTCAGTTGAAAATTTGGATTGATTTGTGGTTGCGAAGACAAAATTTGGCTCAGCAAAAACGTTTCCCTTTTGCTCAAAAGCCATGTCAAGAGGGTAAGGAGCCACGTTTACAAGACCAATAATCTCGGCAGCTTGGGAAGTACCACCAGGAACATCACGAATCTGTAGGAAGTCATCGTAATAAACCAATTGTACGCTAGGCTTATAGCCTTCCCAATAAGTTTGAGTTACTCGAGTATAGACAGCATTTCTTTTGTCCTCGAGATAGGCATTGAAATGGTCCTTTGAAAGTGTATTCTTAAGTACCATATTCTGGAAAAGCTCCATAGCAACAGACTTTCCAACGCCAGGCTGTCCACGCAACACAAAACCCACGGGCTCAATGCGAACAGGGGGTTTCCCTTTGGCTCTCTCGGAGATTGAGGTAAGAATTTTCTTCAGATCAATAAGTAGCCGCTGAATATAAGACGCCTCAATGTTTTTCTTTTGTTTACTGAGACTAAGCAACATCGTCTCGCCTTTGGAAATAAGACTTTGAATCATAAGACGATTTCCCTGGGTGATATGAAGTCCAGTCTGACTTTCCTCTGAAATGAGTTTAACATCGTCCACGAAAGTACTGAAGTCGGTATCTCGACCATAACAAAGAGTATCATAAATGGTCTCGGCTGAATTTCGTTCAACGAATTGAAGCATAAAACAAGCCACAGTCTTGACGGACTCAATAATTTTATCAAGTCCATCAGCTCCCCTGGGGATCTTCTGGAGCAGATTAATGAAATCGTTAACCATCGGACCCTTGGCGTTGTGAATGCCAAAAGCTGAATATGCCAAAACAGCAAGTGAAGTCAAAACAGAGTTAGACTGAACTTGAGTGTCATCCTTGAGCTGTTTAAATATTTCCATAATTGCGACACCGAAGCCTGCGCCAACATGGAACATGATAATGAATTTGGCAATGAAAACTGTAAGAGGATTTCTGGTCCTATAAAAATGCCAACACAAAAGAATGGTGAAGATGGGAATAAAAATGGTGCCATGCTCTTTAACGAGATTCATAACAAATTCATAAACAGCGACTGGCAAGTTCTGCAAGTGGGCTCCAAAAGAATTTAGCCCAGAAAAGGTTTGTTCGGCAGAAGCAGTAGCTTCATCGACACCAGATAAAGTATCAGTAGCCCGCTTGGTAAAATCCGACAAATGGTAGGTGGACTCTTCAGCAGCCTTCATGAATTCCTTTACGGTTGGGATGAGATTAGTTGCTTCTTCGGCAAAGGAGTTTATAGACTCTATGGTCTTGCCTGAATTGGCAGCTGCACTCATTAAACCCCTAACCGTACTGAACATCTGTGTGTCAGGGATACTGTCAGAGTCATCAATATCGTTATCGATCTGTTGAGATGTAACGGGATTGAATTTGAAAGGACCGAATATTTTACGTATGTCAGTGTTGTTAGGATAACGCTCTTTGAATTTCTGAAAGTCACGAGCAATCCTGTTCCAGTGCTCATCTTGGTCAATTGAATTGGTTCCAAAACCAGACTGAACAAAAGTAGGATCAGAATGGTTTTCGTCAGAATATCGCTTGAACTCATCAGGAGTCCAAATAATATCACGGAGTCTCTGCCTCTGATTGAGGAGAGCGAGAGTGTCGGTAATGACTGCTCTTTCCAAAGCTGAGACTTTTGGAAAGGCGTCAAAAAGTTTGTTTTTGATACGCTTGGCTTTGATTTCAGATGTAACATACAAGTTACGCAGAGTAAAGAATTGTTCAGCGCTCAACGACGAGCTGTTGAATGAGGTGTCGTAGTGAGGCAAACAAACGAAGGCTGATTGTATGGAATTAAGAAAATCAAGTTGCACTGGAGTAGTGCTAAAAGCGTAAAGAATTGACGTATAAACGTCATCTTGAATGTGAAAGCGTGAGCATGCTTGTACAAAAGCATCAGAAACGAAAGGAGCGCAGTTTTTGTTATTTTCTGTTTTTTTGTTGTTTTTGTTGTATTTGTT